AAGTTAAGAGCTTTGGCAAAGTCTTTGCTGGCGTATTTAGCGCAACCGCATTACTTAACTACAGCAAGAAGGCTGTGCAAGCGTTTGCAGAAGATGAGAAGGCTGCCAAAGCCCTAGAAATACAATTACGTAATACAGGGTTTGCATTTGCAGCACCTGCCGTAGAAGATTACATAAGCAATTTACAGCGCACCACAGGCGTACTAGATGACCAATTACGCCCAGCATTCCAGCAATTATTGACAGTTACTGGCTCTGTATCTAAAAGCCAAGAAGCATTAAATACAGCTCTTAACATTAGCGCCGCTACAGGTAAATCTGTAACCGAGGTTAGCGCTGCATTAACACGTGGATACTCAGGCAACACTACAGGATTAAGCAGGTTGGGCGCAGGCATTAGTAAGGCCACCTTAAAGGCTGGCAAGATGGAAGATATCCTTGCTGAGTTAAATCAAAAATTTGCAGGGCAAGCGGCAGCCAGGTTAGATACTTATGCTGGCAAAATGGATTTATTGCGTGTGGCAGCAGCAGATGCAAGTGAAACTATTGGAAAAAGTTTAATCGATGCAATAAGCAAGTTAGGCAAAGATACAAGCATAGAAAGCCTAACCGAGGACATAGATGCGCTAGCCACAAGTATTGCAAGTGTTGTTACTGGTGTTGGCGCTCTAATTAGCGTATTAAGCGATCTACGCAACGCACCTGGCATAAAGCAGATAATAGATGTTTTAAGGTTTGGCAATTTATTTGATATGTTAAAAAAGTTGGGCGAATTGTCTCAACCTGCACCCACATCTAATTTTACTTATTCACTAGGTGCTAGTGCTACTAAAGATGTAGAACGTGCTAAAGAAATATTGAGGTTAAGAACTTCTAATAAATTACGCCAAGACGAAATTAACAAAATGAAGGCTAAGACCGAAGTAGATAAACTAGAAGAAAAATTTAATGTTGAGCGCATAGGTTTAATGAAGGCGTTGGCTGAGGCTACAGATGCTGAGACCAAGTTACGCATACAGGCAAAGATAGCCATACTAGATAATAATGAGGCTTTGGCTAAAAAGTTACTAGCTGAGATGGAAGGCACTAAAGCCACAGTAGAATTAACAACACAATTTTATGCATTAAGTGAAGCTGCTAAAGCATTAATAACTAGCTTTGGCGTTGACCCATCACAGGTAGGCCCAGGCGGTACAATAATCGGTGGCCTGGGTGGGCGTAGTAATATAGCCAGCCTTGCTAACACTTCTATAAATAACCCAGCATTTGCTAGTAGCGGCGCAGGTATGGACTTAGGACTAGCCCTGGGCTTTACACCTGGCAGTAGCACTGGTGGTGCTGCACCTACAGAGGTCATAGTTACAGTAAACACAGCAGCAGGTGGCGATAGATTAAGTCAGGCCATTGCAGAAAGCATACAGATCGCTACTCGTAATGGATACAGCACAGTACCTGCTGGACAAGGGTTCTAATGACAGTACCAGTAATTAATGCAGTAATTAACTTTAGCACTGGCCCTAGTTTTGCTCAGGCAATGATTTTAGACACAGGTATATTAGGCACAAATATATTGGAAGATTCAGCAGCTGTAATTGTAGACGTATCAAATAAAGTAAATAGAATTGAAACTAATCGAGGCCGTACTGCTCTTAGCGATCAATTTCAAACAGGATCGCTTATTTTACGTATAGTAGATCAAAATGGCGATTTTAACCCACAAAACGTATCAGGGCCTTATTACAATTTATTAACACCTATGAAGAAGGTGCAGATTACTGCTACCTATGGTTCTACTACTTATCCTATATTTGCAGGTTTTATTACAAGTTATGTAACTACCTACCCACAAGAATCAGAGGATGTAGCGACTACTACTATACAAGCTGTAGATGCTTTTAGATTAGCCCAATTAGCACAGATAAGCACTGTTACTGGCGCTACTGCTGGCGATCTATCAGGTACTCGTATCAATGAGATATTAGATGAAATTGACTGGCCAATATCACAGCGTGATATAGATGCAGGTCTTACTACATTACAGGCAGATCCAGGCACTAACCGCACAGCATTACAGGCTTTACAAACTGCTACAGAATCTGAATATGGCGCTATCTATGTTAGTGCCGATAATAACTTTGTATTTCAAGATCGAGGCGTAACTGCTGGATCTATTGGTGGCACACCTACAGTCTTTGCAGATAATGGCACAGGAATAGATTACTTTGATGCTACCTGGATATTAAACGATGTATTGGTATTTAATAAAGCCACTATCACTAGAGCTGGTGGATCGCCACAGGTAGCCCTAAACCAAGCCAGCATAGATAAGTACTTTTTGCATAGTTATTTTTTAGATAATCTATTAATGCAGTCAGATGCAGTAGCCCTAGATTATGCCCAGGCTTATGTGGCTAGTAGGCAAGAAACTTCTATACGAGTAGATGCCATAGTCCTAGATCTATACACCGATAATTACAACTCAGGTATATTGGCAGCTTTAGATTTAGATTTTTTTGATCCGATTACAGTTAAGACTACCCAGCCTGGCGGATCGCTTTTAGAAAAGACTTTACAGATTTTTGGGGTACGGATGGCAATTACCCCGAATAGTTGGAAAACCACGTTCACGACACTAGAGCCCGTTATAGATGCATTTATCCTAAATAATAGCATTTATGGCACTTTAGACTATAATGTCCTAAGTTACTAAGGAGTAGAGATGGCAGCAGGTTTAGGGTTTAAGGATTTTACTACAGGCGAGGTATTGACCGCAGCCGATGTCGATGGCTACTTGATGCAAGGTATCTGGGTGTTTGCTAGCAACGCTGCTAGAGATGCAGCTGTGACAGCACCAGCAGAAGGTAACTTTGCATTTACTAAAGACACTAACAGTTTATGGTATTACGATGGCGCAGCCTGGGTTGCATCTGGCGCAACTGGTGATATCGAAGGCGTTACCGCTGGTGTTGGTATTTCAGGTGGTGGCACTTCTGGCACAGTAACAGTCACAAACTCTATGGCAACAGCAATAGACGCAAAAGGTGATTTAATTGGTGGAACTGGCGCAGATACTTTTGCACGGCTAGCAGTAGGCACAAATAATCAAAGATTAGTTGCAGCAAGTGGTGAAACGACTGGATTAAAATATGTTTCAGATACTCAAAATACTGTTGTTGATGCTGCTGGAGATTTACTTTATGGAACCGCTGCTGATACTTTAGGTAGATTAGCCATTGGCACAGCAGGTCAAGTTCTTCAAGTTAATTCAGGAGCAACTGCCCCTGAGTGGGCTACGCCTGCTGGCGGCAGTTCAGGTCTAAACCTTATTGTAACTGATCCATTTAGCGCAGTTTCATCAATTACTAAAGATAGTTTATTTTCGACTACTTATGACAATTATTTGATTTTAATTGAATTTACTGCAAGCGCAACCTGCTCGTTTAATTTTTATTTTAGAAGTGGTGGTTCAAACATAACATCTGGTTATGCTCGGCAGACTTTAGGTTCAACAGGCACTACAGTAAATGCTGCTCGCACAACTGGCAGCGGTGAAGCAACTGTGGCCAATAGTTGTGATACTGGACGAAATTACATTATATTAAACATAGCATCACCATTTTTAACACAGCGTAAAGGTATTGTTTCAGAGGCTCTTTGCACCGCTAGCACAATTATCAATGAACGCTATATGAATGTTTCAGACAGCACCTCATCTTGCACAGGCATTTATCTATTCCCAAATACAGGAAACATTACTGGAAAGGTAAGTTATTACGGATATGGCAAATAATTTAATTGCATTAGTTGATGGTGAAACTGTCATACTTGAAGGCGAAGCACTGGATGAACTGTTAGCGGCACAAGCATCTGCTACTGCAAAGTTAGAAGCAGAAAAGGCAGAAACAGAAGCAAGGGCTCAAGCTAAAGCAGCAGCGCAAGCCAAACTTACAGCACTTGGTTTAACTGTTGAGGATTTACAAGCTCTAGGTTTGTAATGCAACCAAAACTATGTGCAGCTGGTGTGCAGTTAAGAGATCAAGTTGATACGTGGTTTCCAGATAGGTGTACTAAAAGTCCAGAAGGATGGTTGGGCGATAGTCGTCACTCCGCCAGAAAATCGGATCATAATCCAGACGAACACGGGTGGGTCAGAGGTCTTGATCTTAATGCTCGGTTGGAGTCATCCGACAGCCTCGCACCTTATCTGGCTGACCAGATCAGAATCGCAGCCAAATCGGATCCACGCTTATCATACGTCATCTATAACGGGAGAATATGCTCAAAGATATTAAATTGGAAGTGGCGTAAGTACAAAGGCATTAATCCACACAAACGACACATACACATTAGCTTTACAAAGTTAGGCGACAAAGATAGCAAGCCGTTTGATATACCACTAATAGGGGGCAAGATATGAAGATAAGCAAAAAACAAAAGGCGATACTAAAGTCATACGCACGTGGCGTATTGGTATCATTCTTAACATTCTTAGCAAGTAATGAATTAGGTTTAGACCCAGCGCTGTCTGTAGTAATTGCAGCACTCGCAGGGCCAGCAGCTAGGGCTTTAGATAAATCCGATATTGCCTATGGCATCGGTGCCGATGACAAATGAGTCCAGAGGAAATGGCTGGCTTTGGCGCTGGCGTTATCGCCGTGCTATCAGGCGGGCTAATAGGATTACGTTTTCTAGTTAAAGGCTGGCTCAACGAGTTGCGCCCAAATTCTGGCAGCTCTATGAAAGACGCTGTTGACAGAATTGACCAGAGAAGTTTAAGACTAGAGAAGCGTGTTGATGATCTCTTTGTTTTAATCAGTAAGTCATAATTTAATTATGGCCACTAAACGCAAACCGAAGAATAAGCCAGTACGTAAGCGCAGGACTACTAAAGAGCCTGTACTCACTAAACTGGATTTTTGGGCAATAGCAGCTAATGAGGTTTATATGGCGTGCCGTAAGTCTGGAATGGATGAGGGCACAGCTCTAGCCTTTGCGATGGATAGGTCAAGTTATCCAGACTGGATCGTAGATACTAAAGATCCCATTAAAAATCCACTTGACGATTTCGATGAGGATGAAGATTAGGTATTTAGTTATATCAGATCTGCAGGTGCCCTTCCATCACGAAGCAGCTGTAAAAAATGTTATCAAGTTAGCAAAGCGAGAGAAGTTTGATTCAGTATTGGTGGTCGGGGATGAAATTGATTTTAATACAATTAGCAAGTGGGCTGAAGGCACACCTTTGGCTTATCGGCAAACCATTCACGATGATCGGGAACTTACTAAGTCGATACTGTGGGATCTCAGTGAGTACAGCCGAGAGTGCCATATTATCCGCAGTAATCATACTGATCGCTTATATAACACTTTGCTTAAGGTGCCTGGGTTAATCAGTCTTCCAGAATTACAGTACCCAGCCTTTATGGGTTTCAAGGATATGGGTATGGAGTACCACAAGACTGCCTATGAGTTCCACCCAGGCTGGATGTTAGCCCACGGCGATGAAGGCAATATGTCTCAGCACGCTGGTATTACAGCTCTTAACCTGGCTAAAAAATGGGGTAAATCTGTATTGTGTGGCCACACCCACAGACTAGGTATGAGTGCCTATGCAGAGGGCGTAGGAAGCCATTACAGGGCCTTATATGGGGTTGAGGTAGGTAATCTTATGGATAGGAAAAAAGCCTCTTATTTACGCTATGGAAGCGCTAAT